CCCGTGCAGCGGCACCTGCGGACGAGGACGCTCCAAATATTCAAGACCGCCTTCGCGCCAAGGCTAACGACACCCTTGTGGAACTAGAACCCCTGATTGACGAAGCGTTCGCAGGGGTTGGCAGCAAGCGGTATAAGCCGTCTATAGCCCCGTGGATCGCTTCCAAGACCATGACCCGCCCAACGGCACTCATTGTCAAAGAAAGGCTGCAAACTGTTGCACAGGAAATGCAAGCCGCGTACTCCAAGACTGATCCCGATCTGGTTGAGGGGTATTCATATTTGAAAAGACCTGCACAGAAGCGGTTACTTGAAATATTCAACGAAGCGGTGGCGGCTGTGGATTCAAAAATTGGTGGCATGAGTGCCACCCGTAAGCCACGCAAGCCCCGCAAGGTGAACCCTGAAAAATTGGTGAAGCGTTTAAAGTATTGCCAAAAGAGCGAGAGCGGCTTGCAGTCTGTTGATCCTCGTGGTATTATTGGTGCTCAAGGACTGCTCGTGTTCAACACCAAGAACCACAAGGCTACAGTATTCATTGCCGCTGAACCCAAAGCAGGGTTGAGTGTCAAGGGGTCTACCATTACAGGATGGGACACCGCCAAGTCATATGAAAAAACTGTGCGTAAGTGGGAAGAGTGGTTGAAGAAAACAGCAGGACTACTCAAGGCACTTGAAGATGCCAAGACCAAGACTGCGGCTCCAACAGGAAGGATCAACAAGCACTGCTTGTTGCTAAAGACACTATGATTCTCGTAGACAACAGCCAAGTGATTATGTCGTCCCTGTTTGCACAACGGGACTTGGACTACACCGACGAGTCCCTGATTCGTCATATGGTGCTGAACACCTATCGCATGTACCGCAAGCGGTTCGGCAAGGAATACGGCGAACTTGTGCTGTGCCAAGAAGGGCAGGGCGGTGAGTACTCGTGGCGACGCAAGTTTTTTCCACATTACAAGGCTTCTCGCCGCGAGGCTCGTAAAGACAATCCCGACATGTGGAAGCGGTTTTACGAAATTATGGACACCATCAGAACAGAGGTTCGTGAGGTGTTCCCGTACAAGAACATATCCGTGAGAGGATGTGAAGCCGACGATGTGATTGCTGTGCTTGCACGAAACCTGCATGAGCAGGAGCCTGTTATGATCCTGAGTGGAGACAAAGATTTTGGGCAACTGCAAATCTACAATAGAGTGCAGCAGTATTCGCCCATGCAAAAGAAGTTTGTCACGATTGATAATCCAAAAACTTTCTTGTTTGAACATATTGTGAAGGGCGATTCTTCAGATGGTGTTCCGAATGTGCTGTCTGAAGACGATTGTTTTGTCACAGACGGCAAGCGTCAAAAGCCTATTACCCGTAAGCGATTAGAGGAATTGGAAAAGTCTTGGGCTGAAAGCGGCAAGGTTCCTGATGCCGTTGCAGCCAATTGGAACAGAAACGAGACTCTCATCTCGCATCTGTGCATTCCTACAGAATACCAAGAGCGTATCATGGAGGAATGGAACAAACCGTTTAAGGCTAATCGTTCAAAGATTTTGAACTACATGATTAGCAAAGGACTCAAGAACCTCATTTCGGATATAGGAGACTTTTGATGGAAAGCAAGCCTAGTTGGGACGATTACGACCGTGAAGCCAAGAAGGCTCGGAAGAGTGCTGGCAATAAGAAACGGCGTAAGAAAAGGCACGAAGACCGACAGCAGTTGCGTGATTGGGCAAACGATTACAATTATGGAAGAAAGGGACACTACGATGACTACAGCGACGAAGAGTAAGAGTGACACCATGAAGATCAGCAAGCGTACTCTTGATATTCTCAAGAATTTCTCTGCTATCAATCCTGGAATCATGGTGAAGACGGGTAATACCATCAGCACCGTGTCTAACACCAAGACCATCATGGTGGAAGCCAAGGTGGACGAAACTTTCCCCAAGCAGTTCTGTATTTACGATCTGAACAAGTTTTTGGGAACCGTTAGCCTGTTCAAAGACCCTGATTTCACATTTGAGCAGAACTACATTGGTATCAAGAACGGCAAGTCTGCAATGAAGTACTACTACTGCGACGAGAAGTTGGTGAACCACACCAACAAACGGGTGTCTATGCCTACCCCTGTGGTGGAATTTGATCTGCCTGCCAAGGACTTCTCTGAACTTCTCAAGGCAGCAGCAGTTCTACAGGTGCAACACCTTTGTGTGGAACCCACCGAAGACGGCAAGCACATTCAGGTGGTTGCACGAGACAAGGACGATGTGACTTCCAATCAGTACTCTTTGGTTGTTGCAGAATACGAAGGGGACGCAGAATTTGAATTCATTTTGGATGTGGAGAATCTCAAGATTCTGTCCAACGACTATCGTGTTCAGATTTCTGAAAAGGGAATCAGCATGTTCTCGTGCAAGAACGAGCCTCTAACTTATTGGATTGCTAATCACTCTGATTCCACTTATTCTGCCTGAAAGGTGATATGAAAATAAATGAAGCCGTGAAGGGTCTTTGGGTTGAGCGTTATCGTCCGCAAAGCGTGGACGAGTGCATCCTGCCACAAGAAACACAGGATGCGTTTACCCAAATGGTGCAGCGGAAGGAACCACAGAACTTGCTCCTTTCAGGAGGGGCAGGCTGTGGCAAGACTTCTGTTGCAAAGGCTCTGTGCAACGATCTTGGTTGTGATTGGTTGATGGTTAACTGTTCGGAGGACGGTAATATTGATACCCTCCGCACCAAGATTCGTCAGTTTGCTTCTACTGTGTCCCTGACAGATGGGGCAAAGAAGGTGGTCATTCTTGACGAGTTTGACTATTCCAATGCACAGTCCACTCAACCCGCCCTTCGCGGCTTTATTGAAGAGTTTGCAGCCAACTGCCGTTTCATCCTGACTTGCAATTTCAAGAATAGGGTGATTGAGCCGCTGCACTCCCGATGCACCTGTATTGATTTTCGTATTCCCAACAAGGAAAAGCCTAAACTGGCAGTTCGTTTCCTGAAGCGAGCCGAAGATATTTTGAAGCGTGAGGGCATCCAATACGATCAAAAGGTGGTGGCACAACTAGTCGGAAAGCACTTCCCTGACTTCCGCCGTACCCTGAATGAACTACAGCGGTACTCTGCGAGCGGCACCATTGATGTTGGTATTCTTAACACCATTGCCGATGTACAGATCAAGGAATTGGTTAAGTGCATGAAGGGCAAGGATTTTGCAGGTGTCCGCAAGTGGGTGGTAGAGAATTTAGATAATGACTCTACCCGCTTGTTCCGAAGCGTTTACGATGCCCTGTACGAGAACATGGAAAACGGTTCCATTCCTCAAGCCATTCTGATTCTTGCAGACTACCAATACAAGGCAGCGTTCGCAGCAGACGCAGAGATTAATCTTACCGCTTGCATGGTGCAGTTAATGATGGAGTGCAAATTCAAGTGAGCCACGGGTTGACTGATTATTTGAAAGCCATCAACGAAACCAAGGAGCCGTTGATGGACACCCCTGAATGGGGCAAGCCGTCGTATCCCCCGTTTGTGGTGGGTCGGTGTCTTTCGTATTTTCCTGATACGCTGTTTGCTGTAAACGAGATGAATACCCGTGCCCACATTGACCCCAAGATGCACTTTGACTTTCTTCGGGGAGCGGTGCGGAAGCGCAAGCGGTTCTCCAAGTGGCTCAAGCGAGAGAGTGACGAGAGGGTGCAAGCCCTAATTGAGTACTACGGGTTCTCTGCCAAGAAGGCACGAGAAGCCCTTACCATTTTGACTCCAGAACAAATTTCAGAAATCGTGGCACTTACTGCCAAAGGTGGAAAGCCGTAAACTGCTAAATAGTTCCGTGTCTGTATTTTTTAAGAAAGTGGAATAGGCATGGAACAAAACAACGAACGGTATATTGATCTTGAACCCAAAGACCTGCTAGAAGTCACCATTGCAAAGCCTGATGATTTCCTGAAGGTGCGTGAAACCTTGACCCGTATTGGGGTTTCATCTCGCAAAGAAAAAAAGTTGTGGCAGTCCTGCCATATTCTTCACAAGCGTGGCAAATACTACATTGTCCACTTCAAGGAGATGTTTGCACTTGATGATCTGCCAACCTCTATTGACAGCGAAGACATTGGACGGCGAAACACCATTGCATGTCTGCTAGAGGAGTGGGGTCTGCTCAAGATTGTAAACAAAGAAAAGATTGTGGACAAAGTGCCCCTAAACAAAATAAAGATTCTTCCACACAAAGAAAAGGGAGAGTGGGAATTGTGTCCTAAATACCACATAGGACGGAGCAAACCTGGGCATAAGCCCGAAGACTGAAAAAGGAGATATTCGTAATGAGCCGACTCGTGATAAAGTTCCCAACGCGGAACCGCCCTGAAAAGTTCAAGACTATGTTTTCTCGCTACATGACCTTCCTGAGCGGACGGCATGATGTGCGTTTTGTTGTCAGCATGGATGCCAATGACGCAACCATGAACAACGATGCCATGCGTGAGTGGTTTGAGACTCGTAAGCGGAATGTGGACATCAAGTACTGCTACGGAAACTCCAAGACCAAGATTGAGGCTTGTAATGCTGATATGGACGGAGAAGACGGCGATGTGCTGCTGCTTGCGTCCGATGATATGAATCCGCAGCAGATGGGATATGACGAAATTATCTTTGCAGGATTCAAACAATGCTTTCCTGATTTCTACGGAGCCATCAAGTTTTGGGACGGTCTGCGTCCCAAAGAAGATCCTCTAATGACTCTCACAGTCATGGGCTTCCCTCTATACAAGCAGTTTGGATATATTTACAATCCTGAATACAAGTCCGTGTATTGTGATGACGAGCAGACACAGGTGTGTCACCGTTTGGGCAAGTTAGCAATATCTCCAATGTGTATTGTTCGCCACGAATGGTCACAAAAGTACGATGAATTGCATGATCGAAACGAAAACAAAGAAATGTACGAAGTAGACAGCAAGACCTATGAAGCCCGTAAGGCTCGTGGATTCGATACAGAAAAGATGTTTGGTTTAAATACAAAATAATATGGAACACTATTACAATGATTCTATGTTTGGTGAAAATTATTTCACCTATCCGCGATTTTACTCTCAAATGGTTAGTCTTTTCCATGACGGTTGCCATTTTGTTGAAGTTGGTTCTTGGAAGGGACGCTCGGCTGCTTTTATGGCAGTAGAAATACACAATTCAGGAAAGAAAATAAAGTTTGATTGTGTCGATACATGGAAGGGCAGCGAGACGGAAGAACAACATCAAAATGATAAATTTGTAAAAACAGATACTCTGTATGAAAAGTTTTTAGAAAATACAAGAAGAGTTAATCATATAATCACTCCCATCAGGAAATCTTCTGTAGAAGCAGCCAAAGATTATGCAGATGCTTCATTAGATTTTGTTTTCATAGATGGAGATCATCGGTATGAATGTGTTCTTGAGGATATAAAGGCGTGGCTACCAAAAATTAAGAATTTAGGTGTGATTGCAGGTCACGATTACGGTTGGTGTACAGATGTCAGGAAAGCAGTTCACGAAGTTTTAGGTATAGGTGAAGGTGGTTATTCTGACTCTTATGAAGAAGGTTATTCTTCTTATGATGATGATTTTGGAGAAGGGTGTTGGGTTTATCAGGTGATAACAGAAAAGGAATAATATGCCAGTACCATCAAGTGAAATTGTAGTAAGCGTTCTTATACTATCAATTCCATCAAGAACCGAGTCTGTATCTGCTCTAGTCAAGAAACTAGAGGGGCAGTTGGGGAATCGTCGGTCTGTTGAAATTCTTGTATTTAGCGACAACCGCTCACAGAGTATTTCTGAAAAGCGTAATGTGCTGCTACAGGCTGCTCGTGGACAATTTGTTTGCTTCTTGGACGATGACGATGGTGTTGCAAACAACTATATTGATTTGATCCTAAAGGCAGCACAAGACAATCCTAATGTAGACTGCATTTCATTCGATCAGTTCTGTTCTCTTGACGGAGAGCCAATGAATGTGTCTTTTGGTGTTGGTAATCCGCATGGGCAGTTGTGGAGAAACGAAGACGGACTGCTAGGAGACATTAAGCGTCCGCCGTATCATATGTGCTTATGGAAGCGTACACTTGCACAGAGCGAAGAGTTCCGCCCCATGTATGGTGCAAACGGACAGTCAACCGAAGACATTGATTGGCTGATGCGGTTGTATCCAAAGGTTCAGACCGAATATCACATTCCTGAACCCATGCACATGTACATCTACAATTCCAAGACTACTGCTTCTATAGTTCCACAAAATCAGCAATGAAAATTTTATTGAACTATGCAAATGGCAAGTTCTTGGAATCGCAATTCAAGAATAGCCAAAGTGGTCTAGCAGCAGGATTTAATGTTGTATATCAGATGGGTAGTTCTGATATTGAAACTTGGTTTAGTATTGCACACCAAGAAATACTCACACAAAAAAGAGGTGCTGGGTATTGGTTGTGGAAACCGTATTTCATCAATAGAATACTACAAAAACTTACGGATTCTGATGTTCTGTTTTATTCTGATTCTGGCTCTTTCTTTATAAGAAGAATGGAGCCAATCTTTCAGGCAGTCTGTGATGATATCCGTGGAGTCATTGGGTTCAGGCTGGCAGGTGGTCATCTTGAAAAACATTACACCAAACGAGATTTGCTTAAATATATGAATATGGACGGTACAGAAAACTCAAACACTCCACAGCGAATGGCTAGTTTCATGTGTTTCAGAGGGACGGATTTTGCTAAGAGTATGGTTGGAGAATATCTTGAACTAGCAAAAACCCCACACCTCATAACAGATACGCCAAATAAAGATGGATGGGATGAACATGGGTTTCAGGGGCACAGACACGACCAATCAATATGGAGCCTGTTGACAAAGAAGTATGATGTTACTATACTGCCAGACCCAACACAATGGGGAGTGCAGCACGGAGAAAACGGAGAAGAACACCAATTCTTGATTCACACGAGAGATCCAAGATGAATATGATGAAGCACCAATTCATTTATCAACATATGGGTCTTGGCGATCATTTGATTTGTAATGGCTTGGTTCGTAGCATCATAAAGAACGATGCAGAATATTTTATGTTTGTAAAACCTCATAATATTGGCTCTGTTTCTTATATGTACAGAGACATATCAAATTTGAAGTTTGTTTCATGCAATGATGGTGAGGCTATATCTTTCATAAACTATAACAAGATAGCAAATCAGGTAATTTTGATTGGTTTTAATTGGGTAGATACCACTAAAAGTTTTGAAGAAAATTTCTACATTCAGCACGGTATACTATTTGAAGAAAAATGGAATTCTTTTCGATGTGAACGAGATAGTGAACTAGAGCAAAAACTATATGATCGTCTCGACATAAATGAGCCGTACATATTCGTTCACGACGACGATAGATTTAAAATAGACAAGAATAAATTGCCATCGGATATCAGAATTGTTTCAGCACAACTCGGAATTACAGATAGCATTTTTTCATACGCTAAAATCATAGAAAATGCCACAGAAGTTCATTGTATAGAAAGTTGTTTTGCATTTATGGTTGACTTGATGGCTCTAAATAATAACTTTTTCATTCATCGTTATGCTAGACCTCTAGTTGGATATGATGCTGTTGATTTATTTGGAAAATATAAAACACCAAAGGAGATATTGACATGAAGGCTGCTGTACTTACGCAGATAAATTGCCCATTAGAAATTAAGGATGTCGAACTGACTGCTCTTAAAGTTGGTCAAGTAAAGGTTCGTATTCTAGTCAGTGGATTGTGTGGAGCACAATTACAAGAAATCGCTGGTTTGAAAGGTAATGAAAAGTTTCTTCCTCATCTTCTCGGACATGAGGGATGTGGAATTGTGGAGGCGGTGGGAGATGGCGTAACACGAGTAAAGGTTGGAGATAAAGTCGTGATGCACTGGCGTGTTGGTGCAGGAATAGAGTCTCCTTTTCCGTCCTATATCCTGAATGGAAAAACTATATCAAGCGGCAAAGTAACAACATTGAGTGAATATTCGATAGTATCGGAAAATAGATTAACCACAGTTCCACCAGACACAGACGAATATTTGTGTGCTTTGTTGGGTTGTGGGCTTACGACTGCTTTGGGTACGATAAACAATGAAATAGACCTGAAGTTTGGTGAAAGCATAATGATTATTGGATGCGGTGGAGTTGGGTTGAACTTGTTACAAGGGGCGAGAATGGCTAGTGCTTTTCCAGTTATAGGAGTGGATTTGTCACAGGAAAAAAGAGAAATTGCAATTTCTGCTGGAGCAACACACTTCATAACAGCAGACCAACTAGCAGATGAAATGAAAAATCAAAAAGTAGATGTTGTGGTTGACACCACTGGAAATGCTGATGCAATAAGCCATGCGTTTGCTTTTCTATCTGACAAAGGAAGATGTGTTTTGGTTGGTCAGCCAAAGCCAGGTCAGAGTGTAAACATACCAAACGCAAACTCTCTGTTTGGTGGAAACGGAAAAACACTAAAGGCTACCCAAGGAGGAAAGACTTCTCCAAATGAAGATATTGCACGATATGTTAGGTTGAACAAGGCTGGATTACTCAACATTCGTAGTATCGTCACTCACGAGTATTCGCTAGCAGACATAAATACTGCGGTAGAGGTTCTTCGTAGTGGTAAGGCTGGAAGAATCATGGTGAGAATGGTATAAAGGATTTATTATCATGGAAAAAGAACAAGCACTAAACGCATATAAAAAGATGTTCCTCATTCGAAGAATTGAGGAGGATCTAGTAAAGCACTATTTTGATAACAAGATAATGAGTTTTGTCCATTTTTATATCGGACAAGAAGCCGTTGCTGTTGGTGTATGTCAAAATCTTGAACTTGGCGATAATGCTTTTGGCAATCACCGATCCCACGGACACTATCTAGCCAAAGGAGGAGATCCGAAGGCTATGGTTGCGGAATTGCTAGGAAGAGCAACTGGTTGTTGTCGTGGAAAAGGCGGATCAATGCACATGATTGATAAGTCTGTAAACTTTATTGGTTCTACCCCTATTTTGGGTAGTGTAGCACCTATATCTGCTGGGTCTGCATTTTCACAAAAACTAATGGGTAGTAATAACATAACCGTTTCTTTCTTTGGGGATGGAGCATCTGAAGAAGGAGTAGTATATGAAACTATAAATTACGCCTCTCTTTTTAGATTGCCTCTTCTTCTTGTAGTTGAAAATAATCTATATTCTGTTATGAGCAAACTAAAGGAGAGAAGAAGTGAAAATCACGATTTAGAAAAAATAGTGAACGGATTTGGTGCTAATTATCTGCGAGCAGATGGAAATGATTTTTTTGATGTTTTTGAAAAGGCTAGTCTTGCTGTACAGAATATAAAAACAAACAAACAACCAGTTGTACTTGAGTGTATAACTTATAGGCATATGGCTCATAGTGCCCCGATATGTGACGATAAAATTGGATACCGAGAGGTAGATACGATTGAAAATCGTCAAAAAAAGGATTCAGTAAAAAATATGAGAGGGTATCTATTAGATCATTATTCAGAGCAAGACATCATCTCTATAGAAAACGAAATCAACCAATCTGTTAGAGATGCTATTGATTTTGCGGTAAACTCTCCCTACCCTGCTCACGAAGAACTTTATAAGG